AACATTAATACTCCCATAGTGAGCATAATTATTACTAGGTCTTTAAGATTTTTTATCATTTACGTTCTGCTTTATTAGCCAACCACTTTCATCGACCACAAATACATCTCCTGGTCTATAAAGTATGCTGTCTTTCTTCTTATCGGTACCGTCTTCGGTCCAGCCCATTACTTCTCCGGGCCAATCACCTTTAACAGTAAAATTTGGTCCGGCTTGATCTATAGCATAGTCTACCCACAACATGGTTTTCTCCTCAGTCTTTCCGTGCATCGTCTTTGCCTTCATTTGCGGCAATACGGTCAACATTAGGACGAATACCAAGTGCAACACTCAATAATGCATCTATCTTAACTAGATCATTGTTCATAGTTTGCACACGATTATCCAAACCTTTAATGATTCCGGCTAGAGTTTTAACACTACTTGTTACGCCGTCGAGTATAAATTTGATTGTCAGAAATACTAGATAACTGGCCGCTATTGCACCAGCTATCGGAAACCCTACTTCCGAGATCAGACTAATTACGTCCATCTGCCTCCCTCTCATAGGTATTTATTTTAGAAGTGGTTGTTTAGCCAAAGTTATTTTGGTAAAGAACTGATTTGATAATATTATCTAGTTCTATGTCAGGTGGATTTAAATCCATGTAGGTTTGATACAGTTCATCAAAGTTAGTAGGTGGTTCTACTAGTGTGGATATTAGTTGTTTACAAGTATCTGGTTGTTGTATATCGTCAATATTCCAAACAATATCAAAGTTACATTTTGTATACAGCTCTTTAAGACTTCGTCCACGAGCTCTGTGTTTATTAAGTATTAAATTTTTGTGCAGATTAGATAAAGGTTCTGTCCATGAATCTCTTGGTAAATTATTCTCGTCTAAGATATATCCTTCTTTGATATAAAATCTACTAGGATTAATCATAATGTCCATGAATAATGTGTGACCAATTATTGTAAGCTGTTTGTCACTGTGATGTTCGTTAAACCATGCTTTACAGCCTATGATCCATTGTTCATAATCTTCTGTCATTAGATTTAAAAACACACACTTGGTTCCTGTTTTATTATTCCAATGATTAAAAAGTGTTGCAAAATGATCAGCAGGAAATTCAGCAGACGAACGAACCATTCGTTTGTATGTTTTTGTGTAGTTGGCAGGCAAACACCAATGTGATTCAATTGGTTCTTTGCCTATGCCATAGCTACTTTCGTAATGTGTCCAATGGTTATTAGAAAAGTCAATTCCATGATCTATTTCAGGGCTATGATTAATTAGCCATGGAACAAATTCACTGAGTTGATGACCAGGACATATATACAGTATTATTTTTTGAGCTTGTTGCATACAAATTCTTTGCCTGTTGGGCCTGTGAAGGCTATGTATGGCACACTAGTATCTGGAGCTCTGCACTCCATAACGTTCCATACGTAACCATCAGCTATTTGCGAATTTGCAGTTTCAATAAACTCTTTGTTGTCAACAATCCATGCTAAAGAGCTGACGCCGAGTAAGAATCCTAAAAACATTACACTTCCTTTCTAATTGTAGTTATCAAGCTGGCATAGGTGCAAGGAATCGAACCCTGTCTTTCAGGTTTGGAATCTGACGTGCAACCATTAACACTTCACCCATATATGGCGACTACGGCACGACTCGAACGTGCGACCTACGGTTTAGAAGACCGTTGCTCTAATCCAACTGAGCTACGTAGCCTATTAATCTATTTCGGGGAATAAACTGCGAACATGTTGTCCTATTCTTTCAACTGCACCATTTTTATAGTTTTCTGCTACAGTTTCAAAAGGATCATCAATACCCCAAAGTCTAAGAGTTTCTTTAGCCAACAGAAATATCTGTCTTTTATTTAAACTCTTTATCTTTGCTTCAGGATTCTCGTTGTTCATAACGTCCGGATGTCTTAATGCATAGTATGTTATACTTCTGCTATCTACCGGAACTTCAACTTTTGCCATGATGCGTCTAACACCATCATCACATATTGCACTTCTCATAATATTTTACCTTTGCCATAATGTTTTTGCCTTTATGCTTGATTTACATAGTACTAATATACGACAAGTAAGATGCTTTGTCAAGACTTTTTGCCAAGATTTTTTACTTTTATTTCATTTTAGCCATTGCTTTGTTAATTGCGTCTCGCAATTCTTTATCTGCCACTTCTGTTTCAGTTTCTACTGTTGTTTTTGCCTTTGGTTGCATTTTTGCCCTTAATTTTGCCATTTCGTCTGCGTGTTCTTGTGTGCTTCTTTCTGGAGCCTTTTTAACTTGTGGTTCGTATATTGGTTTATCTGTATAGCCAATTCTTTGTTTTAGTAAACTTATTCTTCTACGTATATTATCTACTCTAGATTCAGAATCAAATAACGATAAGAATGTTTTTTCCAACACCTCAATTTCATCATATTGTGCCTGCATAGTGTATTTATCGTTATTAGAATGTTATATTACCAGAAACTGTACTAGTTAAAGGTGTGTGTGCTGAGAATGGAAAATATGCTACTCTACCAGTGCCATTCATCAAACCTCTATCTGATTGGAAAAAAGTACTAGGAGTGCCTTCGAGTGTACTGCCATGATGAAATGCAGGCAGTTGTGCATTGTTCATAAACCAGGTTCTAACTTGAGCTGGTGTCATTCCAGGATTTGCTTGTAGAAGCAGAGTACACATGCCTGCAACCTGTGGTGTTGACATACTGGTTCCAGATGTTGAATAATAGTTTGTATCGCTACTGGTTCCTCCGCTTACAATATTATTTCCAGCAACATATAAATCAACTCTTGGACCTTTATCACTTGAGCTAAGACATTGCTCATCAGCAGGATTGCTGGACCAAGTGGCTAGTTGAGCGGCCAAATTTCCTACTACAATAGTGTCAGGACCTATGTTGCCTGCACCTCTGTTGTAGTAATGAGGTTGTCCTGCAGTTATACCACCCCAGCCTACACTTCTTGTAATATAGTTGTCATAGTCTACATCACCTGAATAGCAAATTTTTTGATATTGGTTGCCTGCACTTTTACAGTATATCACACCTTCATCTTGCATTTCTTCTACTTCAGCTGAAAGGTTGTACACCGCAGTATTGAATCTATTAGCACCATCACCTATCTTGCCATATTGACGAGATGTGCCATCAGTGGTATGACTTACATCTGATCCTCTAAAATAGGTTGCAGTGATGTTAGCAAAATAACTTTTGTATCCCCAGCTGGCACTTACCACAGTTGGTCTTTTAACACCTGTGGTAGGGTCAACACTTTTGGCTTTGTGAAATTCTTTTATAGCATCAAACCAATAAGCTCTGCTTATGTTACCTGTATCTAAAACGTAGACAGTTGCATTGGTTCCCCAACCAATGTGTCTGCCAATGGCAGTACCACAGCAATGTGTGGCGTGACTGTCGCCACTGCCTGAGTAAGACATGGTTCCTGCACCGCTACAGTTTGGAAGAGTATTCCATTGAAATTGTTGCAATCTACTAGTACCATTTGCATCATCTAGATATTCATGTGTAGGTCTAGGTGTACCACCTTCTTGATGCACATAGTCTACACCTGTGCCATTTAAATGTCCTGTGTAGTAGGCTTGACCGCCTGTACTTGGACTAGTGCGTTGAGCATTTCTATTAGTACCCCAACCATTTGTAGCTTCAATGTGTCTTATCAAACCCCAATTATTTCTGAATGAACTTGTACTGTCAGGTTCCCATCCAAATGCAGTAGATTGTCCCCAGCCAGTTGGATTGTGTGGTCTTTCAAAATCTAACCAGTCATCGTCCCATTTGAAATCCAACATCAAATCACCAACTCGTGAATCGTTGCGTAGCTTGTTAGCTTCTTCATCTGTGAGTGCCATTTCAAAAACACGTTTACTGCTGGATCTAGCATCTACTGTGTCAACTTTTCTATCAGGTATAATGTTTGAATCTACACTTGAATCAGCAGAGGTGTCTCTAGACATTTCGTCAAAGATCTCATCTTTGTTTGCACCTTTTTTCAATGTCACTATGTAATGTTGTTCGCTCATTTTGTTCCCTAAGATATATTAATAGCGGCAGTCATATCGCCGGCGTGATTTGTACATACGTACTTGTATGCCGAACCCGATGCTTCCATAGGTACTTTCCATATTATTGTGCCAACGGCAGTAGTATTGTTTGTAACACCTACATTATATATTGTGTTACTAATATCTCTTATTTCAAATGGATGACCCGATGCATTGATTACAAAATAATAGGTTTCACCTCTACGTAGATAAAGTTGAGGATCATCTTTTGCTGTTGGAAACCAATGTGAGTCTGGATCGTTGAATGTATAATGATTAGGGGCGTTTGGTGCAGTTATGTTAAACACATTTCTAGCACCTACTTTTGCAGAAGCATAGTTGGTATCATCTGCTTTTAATCTTACATTGCCAGGAAAGTCAACTCTGCCTGATTGATTATTTCCGTAGTAGGTGGTTACATAATACGATCCAGCTGGAGAACTTTCATTGGCAACATTTATAGAAAAATCAGCTGATGTATTGCTTGTTCTTGTTGTTTTAAGGAACGAGTATGTATTAGTTGTAGTGCCTGTGTCTGTTCCAGGTTGAAAACCAATACTAACACTTGTACCTGTTAAAGTAGAATCACTGTTGAGATACATGTTATGACTGCCAAGGTCTATACCAGTACCAGCTGGATTAGGATGTGTAACTCTTACCATACCTGTGGTAGTTTCTAAATGGATATCACCCGAGCCATTGGGCTTAATTTCTATATCACCATTGGAAGAAGAAACAATGTCTTTGCCGTTTACATCTAAGTTGCCACCCAGTTCTGGTGTGGTATCTGCTACCACACTTGCAATTCCACTGGTTGATATCATAGTAACCCATGCACCATTTTGATAAACTTCAAATTGATTATCAGATGTGTTGTAAACAATTTCGCCATTGGCGGCTGTGAGTGAATTTCTCTCAGCAGTGGTCATGTTGCCTACTCTAAAACCACCACCACCTGAGTTTTGTTGGATAACAACACTACTGCCTACTGATATGTTTACTGCACTATTACTGGTTATTGTTGGAGTTCCGGCGGCACTACTTACAATTGAACCTACAGTTAAAACATTTGTTGTACTGTTATATGTAAAGTCAGAGTCACCTGCAAACGCACCCGCATTATTGAATTGTACTTCTGTGTTAGATCCACCGGGAGTACCACCGCCTCCGCCAGTTTGATCTGCTACCCAATCATAATCTGATCCTGTCCAACTTAGTATTTGTCCACTGGTTGCTGAACTTGTGTTTAAATGTAAATCAACATCAGAATTCGTATATACAGTTGCAAGAGTTGTCATATTACCATTGACATCAAGTGCTAGATTTCCAGAAGCTGATACGCACACAGTACCTGATGCATCTGGCAAAGTAATTGTTCTATCTGTGCTTGGATCAGCAGAAGTTAATTGTATTTCACTTGTATTGGAAGTTGATCCTTCAAATTTTATACTCTGTATACTGTCAATGTTTTGATCTAAACTGAGTGATATGGCAAATGCCGCGGCATCAACATTAATTTGTCCAGTGGTGCCTGTAACTGTAAGAGTTTCAGATGCAAAAGTAACACTACCTGTACCTGTGTTACCAGCTGTGTTCATTGAAGTTGCGGCCGCACTTGCTTCTAAGCTAACTTTACCAGTGGAATTATCATAGGTCATTACATAGTTGTCTTGTCCTACTCCAACAGTTTGATCAACATCAAATTTAAAATTACCCAGCAGTACATCACCTGTTCCGTCTGGCTCAATGTCTATGTCACCACCTGAGACAGAAACTATTTTCTGTCCGTTGACATCCAATGATCCACCCAGTTGTGGAGTTGTGTCTTCCACAATGTTGGACAATGTGCCACTACCAGCTGTTGATGTAATTGTAAGTGTGTCAGTGGCTTGATCAGTTGTTAGTGTAATATTTGAACCTGCCGCCAAAGTAAGTGTATCTGTTGTACTATCTGCAACGATATCATTCTGTCCTGCTACTGCTACAGTTGAAAATAAATTTTGTGTACCACCTGATCCTGATGATGCAAGTGTAATTGTATCTGTGCCAGCATTTGTTGTAAGAGTCATATTGGTTCCGGCAACCAAAGTGAGTGTATCCGATGTGCCATCAGCAACCACATCAGACTGACCAGATACAGCGATATTCTTAAAAATACTTTGCGGAACTTCTACTGAGTCAATGGATATTTTATTCGTACCATCATTATACAAAACTTTGTTTGCTAATTGTGAAAGTTCTTTTGCCTTGCTCAACTCAATCTCCTACGCTTGTGACTCTGACCAACTTATACGTCCTGATATAATAAATGGATTTGATGCTGTAACTGTGGATGGATCTTCTGACAGAGTTGCTACCACTGATAATACATCAGGTCCATCTGGATAAACATTATCACCACCCAGTATTGAATTTCCTAGTGTTGCGATATCACCTAAGTTTGTGGTTGTCAATATTGGAGTACGTGCAGTTGTACCTGTACCACCTTGTGCTTCAAAGTTAAACACAGATGCACCACCTTGAATCTCGTCAGCATTTGCATGTACAATCAACTGACTTAAACTTGGAGTTGTAACTCGCTCCCATGCGTTACTGCTAAGTTCGCCATTTAGAATTAATTGCACCGTACATGCGTGTGTGGAAATTATGTTCACAGAATTTAGGATCAACTGCATTCTATTAATAATTTCTCTTTCACCTAAAAAGCCTGGAGCACTTGTATCCACACTCGGTGCAAGTCTAATAGAAATAACTGGTAGATCTTTGTTCACAGCAATCTCTCCGCCAGATGCGGCACCAAGTGTGTAAGCTGTATACGAAGATGTAGTACCAGTGGGTGCTTTGTCAATGAGCAGTAAATCCCTATACTGGCCGGTACCGTAGTTGTTCCGTCCATCTAAAACATATATGGATGGTTGGTATGGTTGATACGGACTAAAACCACCATTGTTTGGATCTGCCAAAACAGTATTGGCCTGTAAATTAGCACCACCCACAGCCAATCCAGCGTTAACCTGGTTTAAACTAGAAGATGAAGTTTCTAATTCTAATGCATATCCTAAGTTTCTAAAATTACTACCTGTATATCCATAATACGTACCTGTATAACGTGATCTAGCATTTGTAGATAACTGACTGATACCTGATAATGTTAGCTGTTTTGAAGGAGCACTAAACACGTATGCTTTGTCTGAATCAAAACGTCCGTCCATAATAACCGATGTACCCCAGTGAGCCAATGCTGGCACATAAGATGGTGCTCCTACATTTTCAATTTCGTACCTAGCAGGTACGTTACCTGATCGCATATATGCTTCTGTAAACACGTTACCGTGAACAAAGGAATGAATATATTTTACGTTACCATTTTGATCTTTAAAACCAAAACGCACTTTACCAGCACCATACCATGAATAATCTATGTAGGCCATTTGTATTTTATATTTGTCAAAAACAAAACCACTGGGTCCTGTTCCATCAGATGGATCAATGCTCCATTGTGGTTGTTCAACTTTTGTATCTTCTGTGATTGTGATCACAACTTTTTCTGCTGTGGTGCCTCTATAACTAGGAGTGATATACATCAATGTATCACTAGAAATTTTAGTTACTTTATAGGATTGTCCTTTAATAACAACCATATCACCTTTGATTAGTTGTGATTGAAATCTTGTGCTTGTGCCTGTAACAGTACCTGATCTAAATTGAACATTGGCATAGCCACTGATTTGTCTGATACTGCTACGTCTACAACAAGACAGAGTGTTACCATCAAATTCAAAATACAATCCATTTTGATCATCAAACAATCCACATTTAAGTAAACTGTTGGACCATTGTGTTACATAATATTCAACAATTCCAGTTGCAGAAGCATCACTTGGTGTGCCTGGTAACTCAACTGTGAAAGTAAAATTGTCTACAACACTTAGAACCTGTAGTTCACCATTCCATAAATTTGCTTTGTTGTTGGCAGAGTCTGTTACTGTGGTAACTGCAAATCCCATTCCGCTATGAGCTGTACAATATGTATACAGAGTTGGAGCACCTATAGCCACAACAATTTCTGTGTATGCACCCGAGTTGCCTGGTGTACCTGCTACAGTTACTCCTGTGGTATATTCAACACCGCCTCCGTGTGTGCCATCTGCTGTGGTTGAAAATCGTAGTGGATGACCATTATTGCTGGTTCCAGATTGTCTAAATCTGTAAGTCCTGCCTTCTTTGAGTTCATAAGTGCTTAGTAATTCACCTTCGATATAATACTTGTTATCACCAGCACCAGTGCTATCAACTACAGATATATCTAGATAGGTGGCACCAATGGTATCTTGGTTTGTGTTGGTAGATCCAGAAGTTCTAATAGTTAAATCTGCTGAAAGTCTATGTGGGAATCTAGTTGTAATAGTTCCTGTTGTACCACTTCTTGTAAACGAATCAATTTGAGATGTTGGTGAAAAGTTTACAGCAAATGAAACCTGTATGCCTTTACCTGATTGATATCTAAAATACTTACGTGTTTGACGTATCATTGTACTGTCTGGATTTGTACTTGGTATTAATTCAACACCACCATCATAGGGTCTATGCAGAGCAAAGCCGTCTGGTCTTAAAAGCAAACTGGTGTTTTGCAAATAGTTTACTTCAGTTTGGGCTGTGGCTGGTAGAGCTTCTGTGAATGTTATTTGTGTATTACTGTTCACATAATCTATTGTGCGTTCAATGATCTCACCTGCTGTGGTTATTCTGTTAACACTTGCACTTGATCCTGCATCTGTGGTAGCAATTTTATTTGAATTTGCAATGGCATCAGTTCTTGTGTAATGCACTGAGAAATTATCAGCATCAGTAGGGTAAGCAAAATATATCTTTGTTGCGTCAAACCCTGTAGGAACAGTGGTTCCTGAAAATGTTATCATATCACCGGCTACTGTCGTGTTTCCTGTGGCTTCAAATGTATCGTTTGTAGTATTGGTACTCGCTATAGCAGTGGTAGTTGTAGTGCCTGGTTGATTGATAAAGAATGTATCACCTTTGCTGAAGTAACTTAAAAAGTTAGTGTCATTGCCAGTAACTTTACTGGCGCCTGCAAGATAAGTTACACTACCTGTACCATTAAAAGAACCAACAATAGTTGTGGGTTGTAGTGCGATTGTTCCTGTTAATTCTGAAGCAGATGCACCTGTTTCAGACAATCCAATTACAACAGGTGGAACCGCAGTTGCGTTTGCTTGTGTTGTAGCCAACTGTAAAAAGTCTTTGTTTTTTCTTACTGCGTAATATATAGTACTACTGGTTAATCCTGTAATATTGGTTGTGCCAGATGTGGTATAGGTTACTGCATCTCCTGTGATAAATCCGTGATCAGTAATACGCAGAGCATCAAATTGAGCTACAAATGATTCTTGTGCTGTGGTTTGTTTGGATCTTGCTTCGATCTTTTGTCCTGCAGAAAATGTAAAACTATTTTGATCTGCGGCGGTACTTGCTACGGTATATAATCCATCAGCCGCACCCACATAGTCTGCTTCTAATCTTTGTGTTTGATTGGATGGTGCAGTTGTTATGTCAATGATGTTTATTTTTGTAAATGTTCCGGTACCAGTTGCATACTGTACAATGTTTACTGCATCTGAGGCTGAGACGGCATCAGCTTTGCTATTATGCAAATAATAGAACGGACCAGCACCTTGCAGTCTTGCCCAATATATACCTCCATTAATCAATCCTGGCAATGGATCATTTGCTGTGTACTGTACAGCATCTCCTGTGGCAAAAGGATTACCGTTGAATCTTAGATAGCCTGGATTTGGGTAAACCAAATTGGCAACCTGTGCCTGATTGCTTAGAGTATGCACAGTCGAATATGGATTTTGTGTAGTAGATAATTTAAAAGCATCGCCAACCTTGAATGCAGTATAATAAGTTGTTAAATCTGTTAAACCACCAATCAATGTTCCTGAGTTTTTATCATATGTTATTGCTGAAGCATCTTGTAGAGTATTTCCAGAAATTGTAATTGTGTTTGCAAGACTATTTGGTTTGGTACATTGTATTCTGTACACCAAGTTGGTAGTGCCTACATTTGCAAATGAAACTTCAGAACCACCAGGTATAATAAACGCCAGTCTATTTGAATCGACTACTTTAGCAATATAACTAGAGCCTGTGTTGAGTCCGCTAGGTAAGGTGCCTGTGGTTGCTGTAACTTTAACAATATCTCCATTGGATAGACCGTGATTAGGAACCCACAACGAACTGCTGGCGGCATTAGCTTCAATATCATTCCATGTTCCATCAGCAGTTTGACCGTAGACGTAATAATACAGCCAATAATTATTTGGCCGTTGAGCCATTCGTATTAGGTAATAGTAAGAAGAGCTGTAAGCTCTAATGTAATAATCATATGCACTATCAGGTGGGCCAAGATCAAATGGTGTTGGTGGTGAGGCTGTGGCATATGGTACTGTAGAACCACCAGAGTTATTGGAGGCTAGTTTGCCAATAAAACCTCTGTTGGCTGATGTAGCCGAATAACCATAGGCTGTACGAGCATCATTGTTTGCAATATGACCTGTAGTAGGATAGAAATAATAGTAATAGTAACCACGTCCATAATAATAGTAAATCCATGTGGCTTGAGAGAAACAAGATTTAACAATACCGCCACTGGCGCCATTGCTTGTGAGATTTATTCTATAAATGGTACTAGAACTACTTGAATATGATAGTGCAATTTGAGTTGTTGAAAGTATATGAAGGAAATACGATCCCATATTATTCAGACCACCAATTCCAGTATTAGTGTTTGGTTCAAAATGATATGTCACCAACGGAATTCCATTATCAACCATTCCATGAGCTTCAGCAAAAGTTATAGTGTTATTTGTTGTGTCAACAGTTGTAGTGCCTTCTTCAAAATAGTGTGCATAGCCTGTGCCTTGCAACGGTTCAAGTGTGTAACGAAATGGATCCACTCCACCTAATCTAAATTTATCATCTTCGCCTGTGGGTGTAGCACTGGTATAACTGATGTCTGTGGTAAAGGTGTTGGCGACTACAACATCATTGGTATTAAAATCTATTGTTGATTTTGCAAAGCTATTGGACAATGCCATGCTACTGCCGTCTGTAAAACTAGTAGGATATACTGTATTCACAGTGAGTGTACTAGGAGTGGCGCCGTTTGTAGAGATACCACCGATTTGATTTAATTTAAATTCTGTACCTGTATAAATTTTAGCTGAAAAAAGCTGTGTGTAAGTTTCTTTGATGTTTTGTGTAAGTGTAAAAGTTGTTTTTGCTTTGAAACTGAATGTTGTTGTGCTGGCAACACTTGAAACAATAAAACCTCCATCTGCGGCCACGTTGCCAGTAGACTGCATTATAATTGGAGAACCTCTTTGCAAACCATGATCTATCAGTGTAGTTACTTGTACAACGTCACTGCCAGCTGAAACTTGTATAGATGACAGTTCAAGATCATCATCTCCATCACGTGAAAAGAATGTTGGAATATTGTTGGTAAGTTCAAGTGTTTCCCATTTGGTACTCTGCAATCCATATTCAAAGTCTGTATCAATCAAGTTCTCAGGATTACTGACTCTGATTTTACTAACTGGATCTGTGTAAGTTTCTGCAGGTGAAAAACTTTGATGTTCTTCTTCAATAAAAATTTGCAGAGCATCTGTGTTTGCCATGCTGGTTGTGTCTTGTTCTAAAACAAATGTTGTTTTCAAAGTTGTAGCATCAAAAGATCTAGATGAAAATCCAAAACCGTTGGTTGCAAAATTGTATATGATTGCGTTTGTGGTTACGTTTGTAATCAAAAGCAAACGTTCTGGCAGTATGTTATCTTCTATAACCACTGTTCTAGTTGATGCATCAAATGTGTATCGGCTTACTAAAAGTCTTTTTCCCATTGTCTATCCTAATGCTATAGCGTATGCTATTGCCTTTCCATCATCTACTATACCAGATGTTGCTGAAACACTTCCTGTGACTGTGAGATTACCTCCAACAGTTGCGTCAGTGCCTACATTTGCATTTCCGGCCAAATGCAAGTCTTTAAATTTAGTACCAGTGTGTCCTAAATCTGCGGCATTATGATCCTTAGGCACTATGCCTGCTTCTATTCTCAGTGGTTGTGTTGCCATGTTATGTTCCTAACAATATTTAGTTTATGAAAGTTCGCTTCCATTTAATGGTCATTGACGAAGCACTAGCCGGTGTGGCTTGTAATATTGGTCCTGCCGCTCCTGTAAATGTAACCAGTGCTGATGCACCTGTATACAGTAATCCGTATACTGATATATCCATGCCTGAACTTGTTTTTAGACATATGATTTTGCTCACCTGCCTATCACTACCTTGCACAGCTTCTATTAGATATTCTCCAGACGTTGCGGCGGCCGGCCATGTATCTATTGTGGTTGCTGATGTTGTTGTGAGTGTTGTTGTACCATCATCTTCTGTGTAATTTGTTGTTTTATAACTGCCTGCTTCTAAAGAACCTGTTACCACTACTCCTTCGCCAACAGTAGACATGAGTCTTAATCTTTCTACATTGCTACTGCCATCAAATGTTTTGAATATAAGAGTGTTTGTAGTGCCACCTGTTCCGTCTAAAAGTATACTGGCGGCTTCATATCCTGCCGCTCCTTCCCATCTAACGCCAGGAATCTTAGTGTTGTCTTCTCTTTGTAGTGTAATGATAGGTTCTTCTACTTTGAAATGCATTATTGAATCAGGACTTGTTACACTACCAATACCTATTTTACCTGATCCATCTGGCTGAATTAAAATATGTCCATTACTGGCTGTAACAATTTTTTGTCCATTAACATCTAAGTCACCACCTAGCTGTGGAGTTGTGTCATCAACAACGTCATTCATTGTTCCTGCACCAATACCAGCGGCGGTTGGTGGAGTATAGGTAAACACACCAGTTGAATTATCATAGGCTATTGCACCATCACCTGATGCAGTTGCTTCACTGCCTATGCTTAGATTTGTTAGTGCAATGTATGAAGTTAATTGACTGGTTAATGCTACTGTGCCAGTTGTATCTGGCAGAGTAATTGTATTATCCTGTGTTGGGTTTGTTGCTGTTACTGTGGTTTCAAATCCGTTGTCTGAGCTACCTTCAAACTCTATAGTTGATCCTTTTAGATATATTCCTGTTGCAGTGGTTTCAAACACAGGATCATTGTTGAAGTATATTGTTTGTCCTGCACCGGCGTTGGTTGCTATGCTTGTTTTTGTTCCGCCAGCATTTTGTATATAAGTTGTACCTGAACGTAAGAATAAACTTCCTGTGCCTGTATCATC